ACGGCATCGCCGGCCGGATGACGAAGGCCGCCATCGAGGAGGCCATTGCCGCGCCGAAGGATCAGGCCCCGCCGGCAGCTGCTCCGGATCCGGATGCACAGCCCAGCGAGTTCTGGCTGCCGGACCTGCAGCTCGGCGACAAAGATCCGGCCGTCACACTGCTGCAGGCAGCTCTGAACATCCGCGGCTTCGACTGCGGATTCCCGGACGGCATCTTCGGGCCAAAGACCCAGGCTGCCCTGAACAGATTCAAAGAATCCCGGAAGATGGAACAGAACGGCATCGCGGACAGGGATACATGGAATAAAATACTGGGGGTGATCGTATGAGTGACGCTGTACTGACTGCCCTGATCATGACCGCCGGCACCATCATCTGCCAGATCCTCATCAACCGCAGCAACCGGGAAAAGAGAGAGAAGGACGACCGGAAGAAGGAACAGGAAAGAATCCGGAAAGAGACCGAGAAAGACATCCGTATGGAAGACCGGCTTTCCTCCATCGAGGCCAAACTGGACGAGCACAACGGCTACGCGCAGAAGTTTGAAACCATCGCCAACAAGTTCACAGAGGTGGCGAAGGACCTGTCAGCGATAAAGACCAGCATCGACTTTTTAAGAAAACAATAACAGAGAGGAGCACCATCATGGAAGAAGAAAACATTCGGTTCACCTACGTTCTGAAGGACGGAACAATGCACGAGATCGAGCACCCGTCTACCACGATCTTCGAGGCGGCACATGAGCTTCTGGAGTCCATCGCGCTCGGCGACGCCAAGATTGATCCCAGGGATGTTGTCCAGATCACTGACATCCCCGGCTGATCGGAGAGGAGAAAAGCATGAGCATTTCTGACTGGGGGATCCAGGCAATCCCCGTGATCACGATCATCGTGTTCCTGATCGCCGAGGCGGTCAAGGCCACGCCGCTGGACAATAAATGGCTACCGGTGATCTGCGGCGCCGTGGGCGGCATCCTGGGCGTCGTGGGCATGTTCCTGATGCCGGAGTTCCCGGCGAAGGATTACCTGACCGCTGTCGCGGTCGGCATCGTCAGCGGTCTCGCGGCGACAGGTGCGCATCAGATCTACAAGCAGCTGAGCGCCGGCAGCGGCGGCCAGCATCTGGAAGGCAGCCATCCGGATGATGTGTGTCCGGATCCGGACACACCGGTCGAGCCGCCCAGCTATGAAGAGATCAGGGACGAGTTCAAAAACTGACAGATAAAGGGGAAACCCCGGAGGATCATGCCTCCGGGGTTTCATTGTCTCTTGCCATGGTTTCCCTGACAGACCGCTGGACGAAAGCGTTCAGGCTTTCCCCGCGGCTTTCGGCGTGCACTCTGATCTCTTCCTTCTCCCCTTTGGGGACGTTCACCTTAATGACATCATAGTGCCCGGCCTTGTACTTTGCGGTGGCCCGCAGCTGTGCTTCGCTGACCGGCACGGCAGCACCTCCTTCCTGATCCGGAATTATACCACGGTCGTATAAGGGGCACAATATACAAATTGCACAGTTTGCCGGTTCTCTTTTTGTTCAGTTTGCCGTCTTGATTATAAGGGGGTCAATATATTATAATGAGGTACAAAATCCATAGGAGGGATCATCATGAAACATATGAAAAGACTGTGGGGCTGGCTGACCGGATACAGCCTCAGCGCGGACGAAGTAGTCCGGATGACGCTGCTATACAGCGAGATCCTCTGACGGCAGATCCGCAGAGGCCACGGGGAGGAGCTCGGCGCTCCTCCCCTATTATCAACAAAGGAGGGATATAATTGACAGTTCAGGAACGGAAAACACTGGAAGAGGTCCTTCAGTCTAAACTGGAGGACGATGTGACGGTCAAGCAGATGAAGACGATCCTGAGCGCGCTGCAGGATTCATTCGCTGAGATGGACACGATGGCCCAGGCTGCTGACGACGGCCGGTCGGACGACCTGCTGCAGGCTTTCATTCAGGCGAAGCGCGTAACCGGGCTGTCGGAGAACACCCTTGACAAGTACGCCAGGACGCTGAAGCACATCTTCGCTGAGGAAAAAGTATCTCCCGCACATGTGACGGTCGATCATCTCCGGCACTGGCTGGCCAAAGAACTTGGCCGAGGCCTGAGCGAGAATACCGTGAGAGGTGACAGGGATGCAATGAGTTCCTTCTTCGGATGGCTGCACCGCGAGGGGCTGATCCCGCGGAATCCCTGCGCGAATCTGGAACCGATTAAGGTCCCGAAGGTGATCCGCCGACCGTTTGACAGTGTGGAGATCGAGCTCATGAAGGAGGCCTGCGGAAGCAACGCGAGAAACAAGGCGATCATCTGCTTCATGCTGGCATCCGGCGTCCGCATCTCGGAGCTGATCCGGCTGAACCGGGACGACATAGACTTCCAGAACAAGGAGTGCGTTGTGTTCGGCAAAGGCGCCAAGGAGCGCACGGTGTATCTGGATGATGTGGCGATCTCCATGCTGCAGCGTTATCTCGTCGCCAGAAAAGACGATAAGCCTGCCCTCTTCCCCGGTCGTGGGTCCGATCGGCTGACCGACAACGGCGTCCGGGCTATGATGAAGCGCCTGGAAAAGGTCACCGGCATTGAGAACATCCACCCGCACCGGTTCCGCCGGACGATGGCAACGGCGATGAGCAAGAAGGGCATGCCGGTCGATGAGATCGCAATCCTGCTTGGGCACGAAGATGTCCGCACAACGATGAAGTACATCTGCAAGGACAAGAACACGGTGAAGCGTCACTACCAGGCTCTGGCGGCATAGAAAACCAATCCCCCACCGAAAAGTGGTGGGTAGTGCGATGGGTAATAGCATGCCATTTTATGCCATGGCCTGCCATGGTACAGCTGAGATGGATTGATCAAGATTCAAGAGTCCTCACGCGCAAACAGGCGTCATCGCAGAATCCTGTAGATCTGTCAATCGGCGGAAAAGTTCACCAAAAACGAAGAAACCACGGGAAAACCCGTGGTTTCTTTGGTGGACGATACAAGACTCGAACTTGTGACCTCCCGCACGTCAAGCGGATGCGCTACCAGCTGCGCCAATCGTCCTGGTGGAGATAAGCGGGATCGAACCGCTGACCTCTTGAATGCCATTCAGGGAAAAGTACCGTGAAACCAAGGGCTTTTATGAAGTTGTGGGTAGTAAATGGGTAGTAGTGTCGAAAAAGCTGTTCAGACTGTCGATAACTACAGCTGATCGGTGATGGCCCGGAGATCCTCGAAGCGGACATCCTGGTATTCGCGCAGCTGGTCGGTGCTGGTGTGCCCGATCAGGGCGAGCTTGTCGGTATCGCTGCCGGCTGCCTTCTTCATCAGGGTGGCGAAGGTGTGGCGGCAGGCATGCGGCGTCAGGCGGTGCCGGCCGTTCTCATCCACGGGATTGTCAATATGCAGCTGGTCCAGGAGAGCATAGAAGATCTCGCGGTATTTCTTCAATGGGATGGGACGCCCGGCAGATCCGAAGATGGTCCCACCGTCGGCCGCCTTCAGGCAGGCGTCCACATAGCCCTGGATTTTCGGGGAGACGGTGACAGTGCGCTCGATGCCGGCCTCTGTTTTGCTTCCGCCGACGAAGGCTTTCTCCTTCTCGTTATAGTCGGCGACGGTGAGGGCCAGGAAAGCTGTCGGCCGGAATCCCAGGTAACACTGACACAGAGCCAGCTGCGCGACGTAGTTGCCCTTCTGGGCGGCAATGCGGACGAGCTCGAGCTCGGCGGAGCTGAGGCCTTCCTTCTTCCCTGCCCCAGGTTCCCGGATGATCAGGTACGGGGCGAGGTTCCGGTCCTTCGGGACCGCGTCGCGGGGGATGCCGTAACGGTAAACCAGACCGAGGGCGGCCTTTGCGTTCTCGAGGGTGCGGCGTCCGGCGTCGGATTCGTCCATGCAGTCCTGCAGGTCGTCGATGTCCAGATCCGACATGGGCACGAACCACAGCGGCGCGAAGACACGGAAGCCGGCGCGGTAGCAGTTCATGGTGGACTTCGACCTGCGGTGCGTGGGCTCCCACAAATCATAGAGCTCCTTCAGGGTGACGGCGGTGCCCTTGCGCTGCACGGCGGTCCCCTGCCGCGGCCGGCGGTCGGCGGCGGTCATAAAGGGCAACGCCATGAGAGCGTCCTTCCTCGTGGAGAACTGCTTACGGACGCGCAGGCGGGTCCGGTGCGGGCGCGCATCCGGCGGGGCATCCTCCGACAGCGGATCCACGGCCCAGCCCACCGTCTTCTCGGCGCACCACTTCCCGTTCGGTAGCTTATAAACCGAGCCGAGGCCGTTGCCCCGGCTTTTTGTTTTTCGCTTCGGCTTCTGCTGCTTCTTCCCGCAGGCCGGACAGAAGGCAGCTCCGGCCGGCAGCTCCTTCCCGCATTTGATGCAGTTCATGGTTTCTGCCCCGGACGGAAGACCTTGCCGCAGCTGATACAGGTGCAATGCCTGACACGGCCGTCCATCTTCCCGTATGCAATGAAAATACTGGTGCTGCCACAGTACGGGCAGCAGGCCACGCCCTTCTCCTTTGCTTCAGCGATGCGCTTGTCGCGTGCAGCCTTCTCTTCCTCTGTCATCTCCACCGCCGGCTCCGGATCCGGTTTCGGACGAAGCAGGCGCGAGGTGATCCAGAGCTCCAAGCCACCGACGATCAGCAGAAACACGCAGGCCCATGGCGCACCGGAGACCAGCATCACAGCAGCCAGAGCGATGATCAGATAGCCGATCACCTGCGCGATGACTTTCAGCGCTTTCATACTTCCCTCCCACGGTGTCCGAATCCGGACACCGGATTTTTTATCTCCGGAAGAAGATCACAAGGCCTTCTTCTTTTCAGAACCGGCCCGGTACGGCGCCATCAGGCCGTCGACCGCCTGGCGGATCGCCAGCGGCAGCGCTTCATAGGTGCGGACCAGTTCGTCCTGCTCGTCGGTGAGAGCCGGCAGGCGCGCCGAGGTCCGGCCGAGGAGATAGTCCGCCGTGCAGCCGAAATAATCACAGACCCTGCAGATGCCCTCGTGGTCCAGTTCGCGGTCCCCGCGGACATAGTTTCCAAGTGTCTGTGCCGGGTACCCGAGATCTGCCGCGACATCCTTCTGCATCATGTTCTTCTCTTCAATCAATTCTCTGAGTCTGGTCATTTCAACACCGCCTGTCAGTATTGTGAAGATTATACAATGGCCAAGGACGTTTTTTCAGCAAACCTCCCAAATTGTGTTTTCTGATGCAACTTTTTGTTGACACATTTCATTTTGAAGCGTATCTTAAGACTCGAACCCCATTTTGAGAGCTTCTGGGCGCGACGGCATCCGGGCTGAGATCCGGGCGGGTTCAACTCCCGCGGCGCCCACCAGGCGGCCAAGGCATGACGCAGGTTTGCCCATTCCTGCGGGGCCGCCTCCTTTCCGAAAGGGCCAGGCCCGGCAAAGGTCCTGCAGCGGCGGGAGTTTTCTTCAGTTCAGTTTCCTCCCGATTCCGTCTGTCGTGGAAACCCCACTATACCGGGCCACACCTCCATTATAGCGAAGCCCCGCCTTTTAAGCCACGAGGCGGGGCTTCCGGAGGCGATAAAAAATCCGCACCATGGGTGCGGAAGGAGCGTGGATATGGAAAACAGCTTCAGAACCATGTACGCGAGGCACCGGAACGCCGCAGGGATCACCCAGGAGAAGGCGGCCGAGCTGCTTGGCTGCGCGGTGCGGACGGTGCAGGCCTACGAATCCGGCGAGATCGTCCCGCCGGACCAGACGGTCGCCCTGATGTGCGACGTGTATCCGGCGCCGATGCTGGCGCTGGAGCACCTGCGGGCATCCAGCAGCATGGGCCGGGCCCTGATCCCGGAGATCACCAGGATGTCGCTGCCGCAGGCGGTGTGCAACCTGATCTACCGGATCCAGGATTTTACGGCGAAGCACAGGTCGGAGGATCTGATCCGCATCAGCAGCAACGGGATCATCGACGAGGGGTCCGAGGTCGAGGAGTTCGCGGTGATCACGGCGGAACTGGACGGCATCGTGCAGGCCGCGGTGCAGCTCCGTTATTCCAAGGGCACGGGCCTGCCGACAGACACGGAGTATTGAGAGAGGAGGACAGCATGCGCAAACGGACAACCCTCGAGGAGATCAAGAGGATCGACAAGGAGATGCTGAGCTGCGAGGATGTGGCCCCGTACTTCGGATGCGACCCCCAGGACATCCGGGTGCAGGCGAAAACAGATCCGTCGGCGCTGGGCGTACCGACGGTCATCATCGGCAGCCGGGTAAAGTTCCCGAAGGACGGTTTCGTCAACTACTGCGAGGCCGCGCTGTTCCTGAAGGACCCGCGGAGGACCTACGCATGAAGCGGCGGCGGGATTTCCTGTCGGGGCTGCGGCCTTACCGGCAGGCGGCCGGGCTCACCCAGTCGGAGCTGGCCAGGGCGATCGGCACCAGCCGGCAGAACATCCAGAAATGGGAATACGGAGCATGCTGGCCATCGGCGGAGTGGATCCCGAAGCTGGCGAAAGCCTGCGGATGCCGGTTCGAGGATCTGTTCCCGAAAGAGGAAGGGAGTGAGTGAGAAAGCATGACAGAAGGAAGAAGGCAGGAACGGGCGGAAGCAGTCATCATCGCGCAGGAGATCCAGATCGGGAAGCTGACGACGCTGGCCGGGCTAAGACCCTGCAGGGAACGGGCCGGGATGAACCAGAAGGAGCTGTCGAAGGCCGCCGGCATCTGCGCGGATACCTATCGCGCGTGGGAATACGGGGCAAACTGGCCGAGCGCGTTTCACCTGGCGAAGCTCGCGACGGTGCTGGGGGTAAGCATCGAGGAGCTGTACCTCGGTCCGGATCCGGAAGGCGGCCCGATATGAGCAGAAAAAGAAAAGGCCCCGCGGAAGGACCGGTTCCGCGAGGCGTAATCCCAGAGGGATCACTGAAACAAGAAGATTTTACCACAGACCGGGACCCCTGTCAAGAGAGGAGGCGGAAACGGTTGAACATCGAAAAGCCGGCATACTGGGCAGTGCTGCCTGCCGGTGTGCGCTATGACGAGACACTTCCGGCCAGCGCCAAGCTGCTGTACGCGGAGATCAGCAGCCTGACCAATCAGGAGGGCTACTGCTACGCCAGCAACGCTTACTTCATGGCCCTGTACGGGATCAGCGATGCCACCGTGCTCCGCCTGCTGAGGGTGCTCGAGCAGCGCGGGTACATCCGGAGGGAGGACGCCGTCGGAGGGAAGACCCAGCGGCGGATCTACGCGGGGATCAATCCCGCGGCAGCCGCCCCGGCTGACCCCCCGTCAAAAATGAAGGGACCCCCCGTCAAAAATGACGGGGGTCCCCCGTCAAAAATGACGGGGGGAACAATAAAGAGTAATAATATATCTAACAATCCCCCCGAAGCCCCCCGCAGGGGGCGGCGCGTGAAGTCCATCCCGGACTGGAAGCCGGATCTCTTTGAGCGCTTCTGGAAGAAATACCCCCGCCACGAAGACCGTGCCAAGGCTGTGGAGGAGTGGGACCGCCTGAAACCAGACCTCGAACTCATGAAGAACATGAGTGCCGCACTTGATCGCATGATGAAAAGCGACGAATGGCGGCGAGGCATCGGGATTCCCTACGCCTGCAGATGGCTGCGGTACCGACGCTGGGAGGACGCTTTCGAGGATCCGGAGAAGGAGCCCGAGTCTGATGCGGAGGACGGTGAAGACGAGTGGCTGTACTGAATGCCTGGGAGCAGGCGCAGTATTCGGTGATCGGCTCGCTGCTGCGGGAGCCCGACGAGTGGGCCGGCGAGATCTTCCAGTCTGCCACGCCGGCCATGTTCGGCAACAAGGCGCTGCGGCATGTCTTCGAGGCGGCCCGGGAGATCTGGAGCGCCGGCACACCGGTTGACCCGGTGACGCTGGGGGCGAAGGCCGGGAAGGAATACTCCCAGACCATCGTGGACTGCGTCAACCTGACGCCGACGGCCGTGAACTGCGGGGCCTACCTGAAGATCCTGCAGGAGCAGGCCAGGCTCAGCGCCATGCAGGTGGAGGCGCTGAGCATCTCGACCGCGGAAACCGTGGAGGACGCCACGGAGAGCTACGAGAAGATCGGAAAGCTGCTGGCAGCAACGGAGGACATCGAGGACTACAGCCTGACGGAGATGATCGGGATGTACCTCGACCGGATGAACGACCCGACGCCTCCGGACTACCTGCACTTCGGCATGGACCGGCTCGACAGCGCCCTGGCCGTGACGCCGGGCATGTTCCTGATCATCGGCGCGGACAGCTCGACGGGCAAGACGGCGCTGGCGCTGCAGTTCGCGGTGCACATCGCCAAGGCCGGGAAGCGTGTGGGCTTTTTCAGCCTGGAGACGCCGCAGGAGCCTCTGCAGAACCGCATCCTGTCCCAGCATCAGCTGGCCGGGATCCCTGTCCCCTCTTCGCAGCAGAAGAAGCTGACAGACGAGGACTACGCCCGGGCGGCGCAGGCCGGGATCCTGAGCCAGGACATCCCGCTGCGGGTGATCAGGAAGGCGAACACGCTGGAGAAGATCCGTGCCCGGACCCTGCAGCGGCGCTTTGACGTAGTTTTCATCGACTACGTCCAGCTCATCGACGTCCAGGGCAAGGAACGCTTCGACGTGGTGACGCGGATCTCCATGGGCCTGCACCGGATGGCGCAGGAACTGGGCATCGTGATCGTCGGCCTGAGCCAGGTCACCCCGCCGGAGAAGGGCAAGAAGGTCAAGCTCACGGTGGACGACCTGCGGGAAAGCCGGCAGCTGAAGCAGGATGCGGACATCGTGCTGCTGATGACCAAGGCGACCGGCAAGGACGATCCGCCCGAGGCGCGCATTCTCGAGGTCGCCAAGAACAAGGACGGCCGGCGGCCGAAGCTCCGGCTCAATTTCGACCCGACGCACATGACCTTCACGCCGCTGATCACCATGGACGACATCCGGTCGGACGGGCGTCTGGTACGGCAGCATCAGGAGATGCAGCGGAAGGCCCAGGAGAAGACCGACCCGGTCCCCGCTGACGTCAAGCCCAGCGAGATGGCCGAGCTCAGCGAGGAGCTCGAGGACATCCCCTTCTGAGGAGGTGAGAGACGACGGAGATCGGAGATACATACAGCTTCACCCCGCAGTACATGGTCGCGGAGCCGGGAGGAAATCTGGAGCGATCCTTGCCGATGGATCAGCAGCGGAAGGTGGAAGGCACGGTGGTGCAGGTCAGCGAGGCGCACCACTGGTTCCGGGTGCGGTACCGGGTTCCGGGACTGGCCGTTGACTTCTACGAGACCTTCAAGACGGCGGACCCGCCGATCTGGTCGCCATGGAAGCAAGGGTACCATTACCACAACACGCAGATCATGCAGGAACTGAGAAACTACAACTGAAGAAAGCAAGGAGGAATCACTGAAACATGAAGACCACAGCAATCATGAATCTGAAGGGAGGCACCGGGAAGACGGTGAGCACCATCAACCTGGCAGCCTTCCTCGCGGTGAAGCACGGACAGCGCGTGCTTCTGATCGACGCAGACAGTCAGGGCAACCTGACCGAGTTTGTGTCGGAGAAGATCAGCGACAAGGGTACCATCTACGATCTGCTGACCGGGAAGGAGTGCATCGCGCTGCAGCCGACCAGGATGCGGCGGGTAGACATCCTCCAGGCGGATCCCCGTCTGATGGCGCTGGACATCACGGCCGCCGGCATGGGCGCGGCGGACCAGATGGCACTCAAGAGCTTCCTCGCGGAAAACGCGGATCTGTACGACCGGGTGCTGATCGACTGCCCGCCGGCATTCTCGGCTGCGGCAGCCGCGGCACTGATCGCGGCGGACGATGTGATCATCCCCATGAAGCTGGATGCCTTCGGGATCCGCGGCATGGCCAACCTGCTGGAGCAGATCCGGAACATGCGAAAGCTGAACCCGAAGCTGCATGTGGCGGGCGTACTGCCGACGATGTATTACCGCAGCCCGGAACAGGATGAGGCCGAGGGCGCGCTGCGCTCCGCCATGCATGCGCTGGGCGTTCAGGTCTTCCATCACATCCGGCGCTCGCGGCAGGTGGACGACAGCACCTTCCTGCAGCGGCCTCTGCTGGAGTCCTCTCCGAAAAGCGGGGCCTGCCGGGATTACAAGATCTTCACCATAGACCTGATGAACGCGAAGGGAGGCGACAAGCATGGCGTTTGACATCACCAGCGTGCTGAAGGGCGTATCCGGACCGGACGCCGGGAAAGAGCAGATCGAGTACATCCCTGTCGATCAGATCGACCCAGATCCGAACAACTTCTACAGCCTGGACGGGCTGGACGAGCTGGCCGGGAACATCGAGCTGATCGGGCTGCAGCAGCCCCTCCGGGTGCGGCCGGGCGAGGACGGGCGCTTCATCGTGGTCAGCGGCCACCGGCGCCGGGCTGCCATCCTGATGATCCGGGACGGCGGCAGCGAGCAGTTCAAGGACGGCGTCCCCTGCATCGTGGACCGCTTGGAGGAATCCCCGGCCATGCGGGAGCTGCGCCTCATCTACGCCAACGCCTCCACCAGGGTCATGGGCCCGGCGGAGATCTCCAAGCAGGCCGAGCGCACCGAGATGCTGCTCTACCAGCTGAAGGAAGAGGGCATCATCGAGTTCCCCGGCCGGATGCGGGACCACGTGGCCGAGGCCTGCAAGATCAGCAAGACAAAACTGGCCCGGCTGCACGCGATCCGGAAGAACCTCGCGCCGGACATCCTGGAACACTATTTTGACAAGGGCACCCTCAGCGAGGCCACGGCCTACGCTCTGAGTCAGAAAGATCACGACCTGCAGCGGTGGATCCTCGACAACTACCGGTCGACACACAATGACGCAGATCTGCCGGAGTGGCGGGTGCGGGACTTCGCACGGGAAGCCGAGGCCATGGACAAGCTGACGTGCAAACTGGCAGGCGGCAGCGCGTGCATCCATAAGCGGGAGCACGTCGAGCGCATGTGGAGACACGGCTATCATGGGTACGACGGCTGCATCCGAGGCGACGTGGCCCGGTGCTGCATGGACTGTGAGAACCTTGCCAGCTGCAGTGCCAGCTGCCAACGATGCGCCGAGACGAAGAAGCGCCTGAAGGCCGATGACGCCGCAAAGAGGAAAAGCGAACGCGAAACGAAGGCGGCAGACGAAGCGATCCTGAAGGAACAGCGCGAGCTGGAAGAGTTCCAGGCCGGTCTTTACTGGAAGCGGCTGGGCGATGCCCTGAAGGCTGCCGGCGCGGACTTCTGGTGGCTTCAGGACAACATCAAGCGGCACGATTTTGACCGCAGCGGCAAGTTCAACAGGCAGCTGTGCAGCTACCGGCTCAGCCCGGAGACCATCGAAGCCCTCCTCGACGGGAAGCCTGCCGACAACGACGAGGCAGAGATCCCGACGCCCTTCATCTGGGAACAGGACGTCCTGGCCGCGCAGTCCCTTGCCAAAATGGCGGATCTTCTGGATGTGAGCATCGACTATCTGATGCTGCGGACCGACGACCCGAACCCGTGTCCGGATCCGGACACCGCGGCTGCCGGATGGTCGACCGGAGATCCCCCGGCCGAGGGCAGGTACCTCTGCACCGTGGATCTGGGCAACAAGCCGGCCGAACAGAAATGCGACTGGAAGGCCGGACAATGGACGGCATACGGCAGGCCGGTGGACGATGTCTTCAAGGTGATCGCCTGGTATCCGCTGCCGGACGGACCGTACTACCCGCGGGAGCACTGGGACGAGGTAGCAGAGGAAGAGGAGGATGACGATGATGACTGACCTGAAACCCTGCCCCTTCTGCGGGGCGACATTAGAGTACGATGAATACGTGGCCATACGCGCGCCAGGCAAACCGATCATGCGGCTGTGGGCCCATCCTGCCGGGGAGTGCATTCTCTCCGGCTTGGAGGTCCCGAAGGAAGACCACGAGGCATGGAACAGGAGGGCGGAATGATGGAAGACCTGAAGCCCTGCCCCTTCTGCGGAAGCCAGGCCGAATATTATGGAGAGTGCGACATGGTGAAGGTCAGGTGCCACAATTATGACTGCCAGTGCCAGCTCGTGACATGGTTCGATGAGCCGGAAGAAGCCGCAGAAGAATGGAACAGGAGGGCAGAATGATCTACCATAAAGGCGCCACCCAGCTCGACCAGTGTGCGCATCGGCTCATGGAGTTTAATTTGAGCCCTGACTGGCACGGCAGCACCATCGTGGGCGATTACATCGCCTACTACCACGAGGAGAAACTATACACGGTCCGGCACCTGAAGAAGGGCGTCAGCTGCCTGGTCTATGCCCGCAGCCCATACGACGCCATTGAGAAGGTGCGGATAATGGAGGAACCACGATGGATTCCGGTGACGGAGCGATTGCCGGAGAAGGACACACGTGTCATTGTCTGTGCTTCTTTGCCTGAAGGGGTTCATAGCGACTTCATCTACGAAGACGGGCATTGGTTCGTAAGCACCGGCGTGACCCATTGGATGCCGTTCCCGGAGCCGCCGAAGGAGGGAGAGATATGAGATACGCAGAAGCAATCTTGATCTGCGACAACATCGCTGCTGACAGCCTCGGCGGTAGGGAGATCGACATGGACACCAAGCTCAGCGCCGTGGAGAAGATTCTCAGCATGGCAACTATCAATGCGGTTAAGAAAGACACGCTGCTGAAAGTGATCCGCTGGTTCTGGGACAATTGCGTTGAGGCAGAGGCGGGCGAGACATGAAGCTACAAATGAAATTAAACTACAATGGTTTTATAGAACATATCGCAGATGTTCTTGCCGCAGAAGATATCGAGACTGTCCAAAATGAGGCGTGGAGCATTGAGGTCGGCATCCAGTTGCTCAATGGTTACATGGAGCAACTTGCAAAGAGAGCCATTGAAACACAAGATGAGTTTCTTATCGAATGGTGCAAACACCTTTGCATAATCGTGGAGGCAGAGGAGGGTGAAGGTTAAATGATTAAGCCATGGATCGTCTACCTCTCCGGACCGATCACCGGAGAGAAGCATGCCAAGGAGAACTTTGAGAAGGCCACGAAGGTGCTGCAGTCCTTCGCCACGCCGCAGAAGATCTATGTGATGAATCCGTACCTGCGGCATCCGCCTGGCTTGACGAACGCGGAGTACATGCGGATCAGCTTCGCCGAGATCGACGCAGCCAACGATGTGGCCCTGCTGCCGGGCTGGGAGGACAGCGACGGGTGCAACCTGGAACTGGCATACGCCAACTATACCGGGAAGTCATCCTTCCAGATGATCGACCGGTTCCCGGACTTCTACAAGGAGGAACTGGGAGGACTGTAATGCCATTCTGCAAAAAATGCAACGCGCCCATCGTGTGGATCCGGACGCCGGCGGGCAAGCCCATGCCATGCAATGCGGACCTGGTCGAGTACCACGCCGGAGATTGGCCGGACTATGAGGACATCGTCATCAACGACAAAGGCGAGGTCATCCGGTGCACGTTCGACTTCCAGTGTGATCCGGACGGCAAAGGCCGCATCCCGCACTGGGCCACCTGTCCTTTTTCGGACAGCTTCAGAGGGAGGGGCCAATATGAATTGTGAAAACTGTGCGTGGAATGCACAGTGCAACGAAAAGAAGAAGCAGGGCCGGCACCGGGATCAGTGCGAGGACTATTTTCCCGACCTGCACCACGCCAAGCCACGGCAGCCTGGCAGGTACGCGACGCTTGAGAAGAGGCTGCAGATGAAGAAACGGGAGGTGAAGCAGAAATGAAACCGGGAAGACCGAAGGCGGTCCGGTTTCCGATCCGGAGGACCGAGGTCGTCAATGGCGAGGAAACGGTCCGGACCGTGGAGGAATACACCGCCGTGACCTGCGTTCAGTGCGGCATGCCCTTTGAGATCAGCCGCAACACCGCTTACATCTCGCGGGATGAGGTCGACAGCCAGATCGAGATGGTCATGTGCCCGATCTGTTTGCGCCGGGCCAGCATTTATCATTATTACAAGCAGATACCAAAACCGAAACCGAAGAAAGTGGGGAGTTCCGATGTTTATATACTTTCACGAGTCGCTTATATCCCTTGACGAGCTGATCATGGCCCAGGCCTTCGGCGACGAGGTTCACCTGTACTTCCATCAGTACGGCGTGAAGTTCTCCTGCGCCTCCCATGAGGCTGCTGTGCTTGCCGTCAGTGATCTGCATGACATCCTGATCGCCAAAGGCTACGCCGAGGCGGATGCCGACGATCTGCATGTCGAACTGGACGACGACGAGCTGGCCGCGCTGGATCTGGCTGCCGATGCCGGATACCAGTGGATCGCAAGGGACAAGAACGGGAAGATCTTCTGCTACATCCGGAAACCGGAGAAGACCGCGACCGAATACCTGGATGACCACACGCCTGACCCGCGGCAGATGGATCCGAGCTGGTATTCCGAGATCAAATTCGAGACCGGGCCGGTCAGCATCGACTATCTGCGCCTGGACGGATAACAGCATCTTGTGGTGTGCCGATCAGGCCGGCACAAATGACAAGAATCTTTGCCTTGCAAAAAACGGTTACAATCTTTATTTTAGAAAATAGAGCCCGAGCCACAGAGCCAGAGCCGGAAATTCTGAAAGGAGTTTTAGCTTTGGCTCTTTTGCTCAAACGGATCGACGCCGGCGGCATCCAGGTCGCGGCGCTTTATAATCGGCGCAGCCGGTTCGACACACCGGCCCAGCGGGCGGCGAAGGAGAAGGTCAGCTCGGAGGCGCAGCGCCGGATGAATCAGATCTACAGCTGGCAGAAGCTGGAGCTGCTGCTGGCCAAGAACTTCCCGACAGCCGGCAGCGGGCTGGTGGCGGTGCTCACCTTCGACGACGAGCACCAGCCGAAGAGCCGGGCCGAGGTGCAGCGGCGCTTCCGGTACTTCCTGAAGAAGCTCCGGGCAGCCAGGGCAGAAGCCGGCCTTCCCGAGCCGGTGGTGTTCTGGGCGCCGGAGATCCTCACCTCAGAATCCGGGCGGTGGCATCTGCACATCGTCATGGACAGCACGGGCCGGGACCTGGACCTGATCCGCAGCTGCTGGATCTACGGCAGCGACATCGAGGCTGAGAAGCTGCGGGTCGATCAGGAAAAGAACCACGAGACGCTGGCCAAGTACATGACCAAGGAGCTGCGCGAGTGTCAGGAGTACGAGGCGAGGCCGGGCCTGCACGGGTGGAGCTACACCCGGAACGCCAGGAAGCCGGAGGTCGACACGGTCACGGTGGAGGATGACTACCAGCTCACCGCGCCGGAGGGCAGCGAGGTCCTGCTGGATGAAAAGAAGCGGACAGAGTTCGCTTCCTACCACATCTTGAAGTACCGCTTCAGCGGCAGCCGGACCGACCGGAAAGCACCGAGGGCGAAACGCAGAAAGACCAGGCGCCGCGGGCTTTCTTTATAATTTCTTTCTGACTTGAAATCTATATTATTCTTAGGACACGGAGGCGAAAAAATGTTGACGGCAGTGGACGAAAATGGTATAATTTTCCCGATAGTGGACGGCTTCCTGAGCTGCCCACGATGCGGCAAACAGAAGCTCCTGCGGGTGACCGAGGAGACGGAAGCCAGGGCGCTTCCCGTATACTGCAAGCACTGCCGCCGAGAATACAAAATCGAGATCCGACGAGCCTGAGCCTTTGAGCCTGAGCCTGGAACAATCCGCAAACGCGGACGTCCGGGCTCAGGCTTTTTCTATTTGCCAGGAGGAAATCATGGCACAGTCTCCGCTGCGGCCGTGCCGGCATCCGGGATGCCCGGTGCTCACCCGAGAGGGATGGTGCGAGAAGCACCGGCCGAAACACAAGCGAAAGCTCAGCGCGTCCTGGCACGGCTGGTACAGCCTGCCGATCTGGACGAAACGCCTGCGGCCTGCGCACCTGGTGCGCGAGCCCTTCTGCCGTGAGTGCGCGGCAGCGGGGATCCGAACGCCGGCGACCGTGGTCGACCACGTGATCCCGCACCGCGGCGACTGGGATCTCTTCACCGACGATGGGAATCTGCAGAGCCTCTGCAAGTATCACCACGACCAGAAGACAGCCCTCGAGCAGGCCAGGGACAAAAGAGAACAGTGACCCTGCTCCTGCCTGCATGATGCGCGCTCCCACGTGCAGCCGCGCACTCGGGCGGGCGCAGCGCATCACCCGGGCGCGGGCACGCGGATCCCCCACCCTCCCCGCCCCCTCGGACCCCTCCCCCCGGGGTCGGAAAGTTTCGGGCCGCCCTGCCCTATGC